CTTGACGTGACCAAAAGTGCTTACAATTGGCACCGCCTTTATAAAGAAAGATCGAGTAGGTGCTTTCACCTTTGGCTGCGAACTCGCTATTGATACCTTCATCGCCCATCTGAATGATATCTTCATAGCGATAAACGACACCTGCTTGCGATGCGCGCACCATGTTTTTGCAGAAGATCCGTGAGTTGTCAGCTAGGGCGGTTGAATACTTATAGCGTACCTTGATCAAACCGCCATCGTTTTGACTTTTGTCATCGGGATTGGCAAAGCGTTTGAATAGTTTGACACTTGATAGCTCCTCGTCGGGCGATGGCATACCACTTAACACCTCCTCGCTCACAAGCTCGTACTCGTCCATGTCGATTTGTTCACCGCAAGCGTACAAATGATTGAGCCATGCGACCTCTTGCGCCTCCGTCATTTCGTTTTTTTGCTTCGATAAGGTCAAAGGTGCAGGTGTTGGTGCCTGAATATCCACGAACAACGAATCGTTGGCCACAATAGACAAGTCAACCTTCAATACTTCTTCGAGCGTGTCAGTGATAATGCGCTGCATCGGCTCAATGACATTATCATTGAAGATCATCAAGCCTTGGCGCATCTCGTCCGCATTGGAGCTGAATCCATCACCGCCGAACTTCACGCCAAAGAGTAGCGGCGTAGTCACCAAATGACCCACTAGGATCTTCTCAGTTGCCGTTTTATTGAGTAGGTCGTACTGCTTATCCGCATCATTGAGTTGATAGGTAACAATGTCTGGTTTCTGTTGGTCGGGTTCGTTGAATAAAACTACCACCTTACCCGCACTACTCGCGCCCGTTGCCCCTTGCAATTCGCGCTTGATGTTTTCCTTGGTATCTTGGTCAGGTGTTCCGTTGAACAAAGACACGATCGTACCGGGCGCAAACTGATTGAGCACGTTTGATACGTGAAAGATCGAGATTTGTCTATCAAGTTCGATGTAGTTTATACACGACTTGTATGATGGCTGCGGATAATATACGGATGTCGTTTCGTCAAGGAAGCTAATCTTAACGAATCGGTTATTGTCTTTGTGTTCAAGTGGTATGAACTTTGGCATGTTGGCTTTCTTGCGAGTTTCGGCCCAATTACGTGAGTAATAAACCCCCGTCACGTCACCATCACTTGTCACCGCTAGTCTGCAATTTTCAAAAGGCAAATGGTTCACCCTTGCGATGGTGCTGCCATCTAGTGTTTTGATGCACTCAACGTAAAAACCTCCGTACAAAACAAGGTCTAATGAAATGGATGGAAGCGATCGGTTCAATCTGAGTTGATCCACAACGATTGAAGATGTGAAGCCTTTGCCAGCGACCATCTTTGCAATTCCTTTCACTAGCGCACCATGAATCGGTGAACTATCCGCAAGTTCTTTCAAATACATTGGGTATTGGTTATCTTCACCATAGCGAAGCCATCCACCTCTATCGTACCTTTCTGAAGATGCTATGGCTTGGTATTGCGATAGCTCTACGAGTGACACATTTATATCTTTCTTTTTATCTTCCATTAGTCAATGATTTTGATTGTCTGTTGACCCTCGATAATCTCAAACGAATCGGTAGTGTTTTGAATAATCAAAGTACCTCTTTCCACTAGCCCAACTACCGAGGCATTTAATGGATCGATATTACTGCTAGAATTTTGCCCATAGACGTAGTATTGATACGTGCCATGATTAGCTAGTCCAACGGTTGTTAAAACCACCTCCGTTGCCCTTGTATTCTCATTAGCTACCGATAGCACCTGAGCGAGCTTTGTTCCCGAACGATCTACACCTACACCATCGAGCACCATCACTAGCAAATAGTGAGTGAATGGTGTTGAATAAAACGACCTACCCTCATCAAGCGTGAAGTATGCCGTTTGGCTCGCGGTGTTAAATTGTAGGTATATCATTTATGGTGTAAATTTAACAAAAAAGGTGGGCAATTTACCCACCCTTTTTTATAAACAATTAAACTCCCAATAATTAATAAGCAGGGCTTACTGTTGCGTTCGCAATATTGTCGAACGGATTGGTTGTGTACGGTTCAACGAACGGAGCTTGCTCAACACATTCAGCCATGAAGGTCAAAGTGTGTCCAACGAAGTCACCTTTCGCGCCACCTGCCGTAATCGATCCAGCACTTACCTCTGCACCTTGATCCAATCCCATCATGTGGATGCGATCATTCATGTCACGAACTAAGATGATAAGACGGCGATTGCGCACCATCTTGCCAAGTTCCGTGCGATAAGTTGGCGCAAGGTCAGATAGTTGAATAGTCAACGTCTGAGTAAAGAATACGGATTGAGTGTCGCTTGATGCAGTCACTTCCTGAGTGAATACATTGGCGTTTGACTTCAACTCATAGCGGTACAATGTAGCCGCTGCAAAGTCAGTCACTTGATCCGTTCCATCATAGGTCAATGAATCTTGTAAGATTCTCCAATCAGCGAAGAATACCTCTTTGATACCTCCGACTTGATTTTTACAATCGAGCAATCTGCCCGTAGTTAATGCACATGCCATGTGTGTGTGATTTTATTAAAAAAACGGGGAGTACTTACCCTCCCCGTCTTTATGATTAAGGTTTGTAGAAAGCAATCTCGTTGCCACGTCCGTACTGAACGGCTGCGAAGAAGTCAGCTGAGAAGTTTACATTCTTAGCTCCAGTCACGTTGCGCTGATCGAGCACTACGATGTTGTTCATGTCGCTTTCTTTGTTGGTACCAAACCAAAGGTTTGATGCCTGCGCGAATACCATCACGTTGTCGCTCATACCTGGGCACTCGATGATGTCGTATGAACCCTGCCAAGTCATGCGGATAGCATCACCTGATTGGAACAAGTTGTTGTTTCCAAGAGCAGATTGAGCGTTTCTCCACGCCTCAGCAACGTTAGAAGCAACGTACAACTTTGGCTTCTCAGGAGCACGACGAACGCGAACGGGAAGTGTAGAGATCACAGTTGCGATCTCAGCTACTACGTTTCCATCAGTGATGGCCACGGGAGTAGCTACGTCAAGAACAGTTGCATCTGCAGTAAACAAGGCTTGGAAGCCATCAAATGAACCTGCGCCTGCGGCACCCTGCCAAATCATTGTTTCCATGATTGCACCGATGTTGCCTGCCATTGTAGCGATCAAAGCATCAGCAACTGATCCTAGATCACCATTTTGTGCGGCCAATGCTTCCCAGTCTTGCAAGAAAGTCAATGTGCAAAGTTGACGTTGCATCGCAAGATCAACAAGTGTCAATGTGCGCTCATCAATGTCAACCGTACCTGTTGGGGTAAAGTCGCAAGTTTGATCGGCGAAAGTTGTCGCGCTATCGGTCAAACGACGCACTTTCAATTTGCCCGGCACGTTCTCCTTAACGGTGATGTGCTTTGTGGTTTCTGCTGCGAGAAACGCTTTGAGATTCCATTCACCTGCGGCAACGCCTGCGTAGGTGGTAGTGAGATTTGTAGTTGTAGCCATTATGCTATTTTATTTTTCTTTTTTGTTGTTGGTTAGTTTGAAAATTGAGCCAACACACGCTCAGTGTAAGTCATTTTTTCAAACGGCTTTACTGATGGTTGGTCTTCTGATTTTTTTGATTTTGCAAGTTCGGTCTTGTCTTTTACCGATGTAGTAGCGGCTTGCTTTGACAACTCCGTCACCTTTTTTTCAGAGGTTGCAAGTTTGCTAGTTAATTCAGCGTTTGAAACCTTCAATGCTGAAAGCTCAGTAGCTTGCGTAGCGTTTGAAGTTTCTAATGCGTTTACACGCTCGGCCAATTTGCTGATGATATCAGTCACTTCGCTAGACATTTCTTCAGTCTTAGCAGTGATCGATACGATCTTGCCATCGGCTACGTTTACCACGGTGCCATCTTCTAGCGTGTGATCTCCGTCGGGTGCAGGGATAACCTCACCATCGATAGTCACGTAGATTTCTACACCTTCGGCAAACTCGTCGGCAGGTGTACCTACTTCGATGCCCTCGATTGTTCTAGCCATAGCCGCAAGTGTTACCTTCGCTGGCTCTTCCACGCTCAACTTTACGTTGAACTTGTTTAGGATTTCTTGGATTTTATCTTTTAACATTGGTATTGTTTTCTGATATATCCGATATGGATTCAATTGTGTTGTATTGTAAATTTTTCTTTCCATTGTTTAGCCTAACTTTGTGCTATGCCTTACGTTTCCAAATTCAATGAACGACAAGAGATTGCAATAAGCTACCTATCACCTAGCAGCGAAGTAGAGCAAATACTCTACGGCGGTGGGGTGTATGGTGGTAAGTCATGGCTAGGGTGCTATTGGCAAATACTTAGGCGATTGAAGTACCCCAACACCCGTGGACTGATTGGCCGTGCTGAGTTAAAGAAACTCCAACTTTCCACGATGAGTACATTTTGGGAACTATGCACCAAGATGGGACTAGCACCCAATAAAGATTACACCTACAACGGCCAACTCAATCGGATCACATGGTTCAATGGGTCCGAAACCATACTCATGGACATGGCCGACACTCCGAGCGATCCTGACTTTCATCGGTTCGGATCACTTGAACTCACTGATTACTTTTTGGACGAGGCAGCGGAGATAAGCGCAAAGGCCGTCGAGATACTAGATACCCGTGTGCGCTATAACCTAGTGAACGGACGGCCAAAGGGATTGATCACGTGCAACCCAACGAAGGGATGGCTATACAATGATTTTTGGACACCATACAAATAGGGTAAATTACCGCCCCAGAGAGCGTTCGTCCAAGCGTTATTGAAGGATAACACCATCGTACCGAATGAAGCCTAACAAAAGAAAATGGAGAGGCTAAATGAGCGTGATCGCAAACGTCTACTCGATGGTGATTGGGACTATGACGATTCACCCGACAAGCTATTCGACTACGATGCCATGCTGCAAATGTTCAACACAACCGAACCAACGGGCGAAGGTTTTATCACGTGCGATCCTGCGGCTATGGGTAACGATAGGACGATTATAATGATATGGAAGGGTATGCACTGCACCAAAGTAATTGAGCACGTCCACAAATACCCTCACGAGGTTGCCAATATCTTGCGCGAGCTGGCATCTAGTCACTCGATCAAGCTCAACAACGTGCTAGTGGATAGCGACGGGCTTGGAATAGGGGTAAAAGGAATCCTTGGGTGTCGTGAGTTTCTCAATGGATCGAGCGCGATTGACAAAGAGCATTTTTTCAATCTGAAATCTGAGTGTTATTTCAAGTTATCGGAGGCTATCGGTATGAATCGGATTCATTTCAGCGACCATTCGCAGCGTGACAACATCGTCAAAGAATTGGATTTGGTTCGTGATGCAAGCAAAGAGGATAAGAAAAAGCAAGTGTCT